TTACTTCTTCGCCTCTGCAACCACTTTACTACCCACGCCGCGGTTATTGTATTCCCACATGCGGTTGTAGTTAGTGTCATTCAGATTGCGCTGTATTTCGTCGTTATCATCTACGCTGCCGGTATTACCCGCAAACGGACGATTAGAGATCACCGCATCGGCCCACGGTTTAGCCGTGTTAAAACCTTCGTTGATGGCGCTATCACGGATCACCACCTGACCGTTGGTATTGGCATCAACATCCAGCGAGCGGCCCAGTTGCGCCACACCATCACCGAAAGCATTGAAACGGCTGTTTACGGCGAGGAAACCGTAGTAAATGTTGGACAGCGTAGCCGGTGCAAACACATACGCTTCTTGCTGAGTACGTGAGTTCACCACGCGGAATTCGGTGTTATCGAACACCACTGCGCCGCGACCAGAAACGATATCCACATCCCCTTCAATGTAGCTGTTGGTCACCAGCGTACGCGGCTGACGATTCGTTTCCAGACGGTTCTGCACACCGCTGTTGGTGACAAAGAAGGTGTTCTGACGACCGAGAATGTTAACGTTGTTAATCTGTACCTGGTCACCATCAGTACGCAGTGCCACCGCCGGATGGTTACCTGCATCTACGCTATCGCCCAGCGTGTTTTCGATGGTCAGATTTTGCAGTTGCAGGCCATTGTTTTGTGACCAGAAGACCGCAGAGCAGAGAACACCGATACTGTCGCTGCGTTTGCTCTGGCAGCTATCGTACATATACCACGCTGGTTTACCTGGCATATATTTGCCGCGCGGGTTGACGTCGTGACGCCAGTCGGCAGGGCTCATGCCACCATCAAGGGAAAGCCCAATCTTCACATCAATCGGTTTTTCACCTGTACCGTACAGAGTAATTCCACCCGGAGCGGCAGGGACATATACCGTTCCCTGATACTCACCAGGCATCACGGCAATATACTGGCGCTTGTTGGTACGCTTGATAATTGCCGCATCTACCGCCGCCTGAATCGTGGTATGCGTTACACCTTGAGTGCCCGCCGGGCCGACAACAAAGTCAGGTTGCGCAGGCAGGGTAATCGGGGAAGGATTCCACGCTGCAGCACCTGGTGTCAGGGATGCAAAATAGTGTTGAGCATCGAAATTCTGCGCTTCTTTTGCCGACAGAATCGGGCGAGAAGAGGTACCAGGCGCGGTTTGATCAGAAGGACGTTGATCGGGCGGGGTTGAGCTACAGGCGGTCAGCGTCACGCCAAAAGCCAATGCCAGCGCCAGACGGGAAACTGAAAATGTGTTCACAGGTTGCTCCGGGCTATGAAATAGAAAAATGAATCCGTTGAAGCCTGCTTTTTTATACTAAGTTGGCATTATAAAAAAGCATTGCTTATCAATTTGTTGCAACGAACAGGTCACTATCAGTCAAAATAAAATCATTATTTGATTTCAATTTTGTCCCACTCCCTGCCTCTGTCATCACGATACTGTGATGCCATGGTGTCCGACTTATGCCCGAGAAGATGTTGAGCAAACTTATCGCTTATCTGCTTCTCATAGAGTCTTGCAGACAAACTGCGCAACTCGTGAAAGGTAGGCGGATCCCCTTCGAAGGAAAGACCTGATGCTTTTCGTGCGCGCATAAAATACCTTGATACTGTGCCGGATGAAAGCGGTTCGCGACGAGTAGATGCAATTATGGTTTCTCCGCCAAGAATCTCTTTGCATTTATCAAGTGTTTCCTTCATTGATATTCCGAGAGCATCAACATGCAATGCTGTTGGGATGGCAATTTTTACGCCTGTTTTGCTTTGCTCGACATAAAGATATCCATCTACGATATCAGACCACTTCATTTCGCATAAATCACCAACTCGTTGCCCGGTAACAACAGCCAGTTCCATTGCAAGTCTGAGCCAACATGGTGATGATTCTGCTGCTTGATAAATTTTCAGGTATTCGTCAGCCGTAAGTCTTGATCTCCTTACCTCTGATTTTGCTGCGCGAGTGGCAGCGACAGGGTTTGTTGTTATATGGCCTTCAGCTATTGCCTCTCGGAATGCATCGCTCAGTGTTGATCTGATTAACTTGGCTGACGCCGCCTTGCCCTCGTCTATGTATCCATTGAGCATTGCCGCAATTTCTTTTGTGGTGATGTCTTCAAGTGGAGCATCAGGCAGACCCCTCCTTATTGCTTTAATTTTGCTCATGTAATTTATGAGTGTCTTCTGCTTGATTCCTCTGCTGGCCAGGATTTTTTCGTAGCGATCAAGCCATGAATGTAACGTAACGGAATTATCACTGTTGATTCTCGCTGTCAGAGGCTTGTGTTTGTGTCCTGAAAATAACTCAATGTTGGCCTGTATGGCTTCAGTGATTGCGATTCGCCTGTCTCTGCCTAATCCAAACTCTTTACCCGTCCTTGGGTCCCTGTAGCAGTAATATCCATTGTTTCTTATATAAAGGTTAGGGGGTAAATCCCGGCGCTCATGACTTCGCCTTCTTCCCATTTCTGATCCTCTTCAAAAGGCTACCTGTTACTGGTCGATTTAAGTCAACCTTTACCGCTGATTCGTGGAACAGATACTCTCTTCCATCCTTAACCGGAGGAGGGAATATCCTGCACTCGCGTACCCATCGACGAACTGTTTCAAGGCTTCTTGGGCGTCGCTGGCGTGCGTTCCACTCCTGAAGTGTCAAGTACATCGCAAAGTCTCCGCAATTACACGCAAGAAAAAACCGCCATCAGGCGGCTTGGTGTTCTTTCAGTTCTTCAATTCGAATATTGGTTACATTGTTTTCATATATGAATAAATAAATTAGCTTTTTTCGTTGCCTTCGCGTTCTTTATTAATTTTGACAAAATCGTTTTTACCACGCTCTCCAAATGCGTCTTTAGAGTCGTTGTATCCGCAATCGCAGCACACATAATCATCAGACCATCCACGCATTGTTTTTTCTTTTGCAATATTTCCAGAACCGCATTTTGGACAAGACATATCACTACCTCCAAAGCATGAGTGAGATGACAACGTAACATTGATTGGAGATTAACAATAGATTGCTGATGTAAAAGATATGTATAAGCTTCGCTTTCAAAGTGGAGGCTCTGGTAGCGGCATCCAGTGTGACGGCTCACATACCCCCTCAACACCATTCATGTAAAAGAATTGAAATAACCCTTTACCTTTGTGAAACCCTACCATCTGCTCTTTTGTGTCTGAGCAATAAACCAAAACATCTTCTTCGCTTGGCATTCGCTCACTACAGCTTATCCAACCATCCGGAGTTACCGGAGAGTTGCCGGGTTCTTTAATGTGCAAGCGAGGCTCACCATCTTTTGGCTCAGGCCACTGGCGCTCCATGATAATCTTCAATTTATCTTCCATAGCAACGGTAATTTCAGCATCGCTGATGCCAGCACGGCGCTGTGCATCCCACAACAGAAACTGCATATCAGCCCACTCGCTAAGATCGTCTGGTTCGGCTGCGGCTTCCAGTGCCTCTTTTGAGAGATGTTTCAGCGGAACAATGGGGCCAACGCAGCCAAATGTGGAGTCAGACCATTTGGCATACTCGTGGCGAATCTGTTCGCGTTCCAGTGATGCCAGCGCAATTCGTGCCAGTTCTTCCGCTTCTTCTGCTGGCAGTACAACGTTGCTACCAGGTCCGTATGTTTCGCGCCACTGCTTGATTGTCAGTAGTCGCTCTTTGGTCATAGTGGTCATATCACTCTCCTTTGATGCGAATGCCTGTTGCAATGCTGTTTATGATGCTGTCAGTGCATGGGGTAGAAAGCTGGGCATCTCCAGCAATTTTCATGACCTCAACATCTGCATATCGAATACCGAGGTGTATCAGACCGGCTATGCCTGACTTAAGCCGAGCATTTTCCATAAATAGAACCTTTGCCCGCTGTTTTTCTGCTTCAAGCTCAACTCTCAGCTTCCCTACCGTTAGCGCAATCTCCTCGTTCTCCTGGTCGCGAGATTTGATGTATTGCTGGTTTCTTTCCCGTTCATCCAGCAGCGCCTGCACTACTTCAGGGTTGAAAGCTGCGATATAACGAGCGTTGTTCTCTGCGTTGTTCTGTCCATCAAAGCCGGTCCATTTGATAACGTCTTCACATCGTTTATCACCAGGTGTATGCACCGCATATGTACCAGTACCAGACGAAATAAATGCGACCCATTCACCCTGTGTTGCCAGTTGCGCCGCCTCACGCAGTGCCTGATAGTCAATCTTGCTCACTGGTTGCCTCCTTTGCTGGGCTTTCGAATGTATCAAACTCAAACAACTTAACTACGTCATCAAACAGGACATAATCGCCATCAGAATCTTCAGTCATGTCAGCGCCACAATCCTGACCGAACGAGTCACAACCATCCATATCAAGCTCGTATCGCTTGAGTTTTGCGATATTTGATAAATTCAGCGCCAGTACAGCAAGGTCATAAACCTCATCAGCGGTATACCCGGCACCATGCCCATACATTTCAATACGGGATATGATTTCTTCTACACGTTGTTTTGTGATCGTCATTTTTGCTCACCTTCCTGTTCTTCCAGAAAAATACGCATAGCCTCAAGCATCTCTTCGGTGTCATACGGAGACAGCTTGTCACGCAGGATGTGTTCAATGCTGTTAATGAACTTGCGGATTGCTTTGCGTTCAATTTCAGCCAGGAAAGCGTCGGTGGCTTGGGTTTCAGTAACATCATCTTCCCATTCGCTAAACTCCTCACGACAAAAGTCATTAAATTCCTTCTCAGATTGCTTAAGCGAGGTATTTTCAGCAGCCATCTTCGCGCATTTAGCCTCAAGGTTATCAATCGTGATTCCAGCAGAACGACACTCCCGCAACGCCGTTTCCAGTTTTGATTCAAGTTCGCCGAACTTACGGACAAGATATTCAGCGTTTGTTTCGTTAACCTTTAAATCACTTGGGATGCATTTACCTTTCAGAAAACCATCCATCTCAATTAGTGTCATTTGTTTCATTTCTTCCCACTCCGCAACATCGCATTCAGATATTTGTTGTCGTTAACAGAACCGAAACTCTTTCTTTTAAGCAATTCCTCTCTCGATGGCATTGGCTTTACGCGTTGGCGAATAATCATTTCTGCCGGAAGAATGCCGGGATTGTATGCAAGTCCTCTCATGATTTACTCTCCACGAACTGGTCAATAGCCATGCTAAGTGACATACCTAAAGCTTCGATATGCTGCTGAATATCCTGTAGCGTCCGCGCCTGAGATAACAGAATTTCACGGTTGCATAACTCTTTAACCAGATGCTCAAACTTGCTGTAATAACCGATACGGCTTAGTGTTTCTTTCCCTGCATTCTCGCCTTCTTTGATAATTCCTCTTTCGCTAAGAATCAGATCGTGTTTGGTTCCGGTAATAACGTATTTTCCGAGGTCGATGTTTAGCTTCATTGTTTTCATTGTTAATTCCTCAGTCATTACTGATAGCGCCATAGCGTGAGCGGTAATTACGCAGGCGCGGGTCAATTTCAGGGAAGTGGGTATATGTGGCTTTGCGGAATGGTCGGATTGATGTCTGGTAAATTCGCTCGCGTTCTTTTTTCTCTGCAAGCCATATACAGTGGCGAAATTCCTTTTCATCTTTCGTTTCCTGCGGTAGAGACATTATCCGATCGTAGTTTTTTCTGAATTTATCCAGCACCTCCGATACGGAATTGCCGGAACAGCGGCGCGCGTCGTCCGCACCATACAGAGGCGCTGGCATGATTTTCTCCTGATTAAATTGCGTGAATAGCGTGACGAGGGAATGGGAGAGTTACTGGTTCCTCGTCTGGGTAGATAGGTTTGTTATGTTTGTGCCACTCGACATGACATGACTTGCAGAGCCACATCACATCGGTTGGTTTGCTGTAGTCGCAGTGGTGCGCCTGTGGTTTACATTCTGATCCGCAGCACTCACATTGTGGTGGTCGGATTAGCTTACCGTCGCGCAAAAAATTACCCACAATGATGTGGGCTTTTCTTTTCCATGGGTTGCTCTGAATGAACCGCTTTTTGGCTGCGTTACACCGTTCTCTTCCGCGTTCCGATGATTGATATTCTCTCCTTGCTGATACTCGATGTGGCAATCCAGCGCGTTCTTTGTCGTATTCAGCCAGGCAAGCCCGGCAAGCGGCAGTTAATCCATCTCTGGATGCTCTTCTGATTTGAAAGTCCCTTTCTTCCTTCTGTTGATGGCATCTTGAGCAGACTTTCATATTCAGCTCCTAGAACGGAATATCCGAATCGTCAAAATCCATAGGTGGTTCGCTGTGATTCCCCTGCTGCTGAGATTGCTGTCTTTGTTGCTGACCGTTATTTCGCTGAGGTGAAGACTGTTCATTGCCTCCTTGCTTGCCACCAAGCATTTTCATGGTTCCACCAACGCCCACGATGACTTCGGTAGTGAACCTATCCTGTCCGCTTTGATCCTGCCATTTTCTTGTCCGTAATTTGCCTTCAAGATAAACCTCTGAGCCTTTTCGCAGATATTCGCTGGCAATTTCTGCCAGTTTCCCGCTCATTACCACGCGGTGCCACTCCGTCTGCTCCTTTTGCTCTCCAGTTTGCTTATCACGCCATTGTTCTGACGTAGCAACTGTAAGGTTTGCAAATGCCGTTCCTGATGGTGAATATCTGATTTCTGGATCATGCCCAAGGCGACCAATAATGATCACCTTATTTACGCCTCTACTTCCCATTTATGCCGCCTGTTTTAGTTCGTTAACTCTGATGTTCATTACCTGAACGCATTTAGCCTGCGCCTCCTCGTTGCCAGCCATTAATTGCCAGTCACGCTGATAACGCTCGATGAGTTTTTTCTTGTCAGTTTCTGTTGATGCATAATCGCTGAAGTCTTTCAGGATTTGTTCGCAGTCAACCGATGGAGATTTCTGGTTGGTATTTTCTGGTGATGGTTTGTTATCTGATGCTGGGATTGCCCATCCCGGCAGCGATGGAGGGAGCCAGTAAAATCCTGTTCCATCCTTGAGTTTTGCCCTGTGCCATCCCTGCTTTTTATCGAGAGATGTTTGTGCGAAACCTTCCTCAAGGTTATACAGATACCGACCGATTCCCCACTGAACGGCAGCGCGCTTCATTGCACCGGAACGACCACCTTTGACGGCTTCTACCTGCGTGTTTTCAGCAGCATCCCATTTGGTTACCCATTCGGAATCAATCTTGATTGATATGCCGCATTCAACTCCGCCGTTGTTGGGAATATCGCGGTATTCATTGCGCCATCCTGCTTTGCCGCAAACATCGTCCAGGCGTTTCATGATTGCCCTGTTCGTGACATAAGCCAGCACCATAGCCCACACCTTTCCATCGCGTGTTTTACCGCTTTGCTGTATTCGCCATTCGATATCTTCAGGGCTGAATGGCTCATCGAATTTGTTCAAATCCATAATTCACCTCAGAATGGACACGGCCCAAGGAAATAACGCTGATTTAATACTTCGACTCGTGACAAATTAAGGCATACCCGCATTCCTTCGCGGTCGCCATTATGGCGATACCAGAGAGCTTTCTGCGTGTACATGCGTCTCTGTAACTTGCTCTCCTTCACTGTGGTTGCAAGTGACATGAATATCTCCTTCGTTACCGATTAAATCTTTCATCTGACGAATGAATTCTTCGTCTGACCAGTTATCTGTAAAACTCATTTCCTGCGATACCACGGAAGGTTGATAGCTGATTTCATCGCTTTATTTGCTTCAAGCCACATTTTTGAATCACCAATAAATCTGGCTATTACTGCTTTGTTTTGTGCAGCACGAAGCACCTGGTGATTGATGGCTATTTCATTGCGCATAACGCCTCCAGTTGTTTCTTTGCTGCTCTGATTAATTGTTTAACTCGGCGTGATAATTCAGATTCGTGCGGGTAGAAAGCGGACATGACGCCGCTACCCGCGAACTGAAAGTGCATCATGGGTAACTCCTTCTGTTTGATTGCATAACGAAAACGCCTCGAGTGAAGCGTTATTGGTATGCGGTAAAGCCGCGCTTAGGCGGCTGATGTTTCTTCTTTCAGGCTTTCGAGATATTTACGTGGGTCGTCGTAACATTGGCATTCGCTATACCAATCCACCCAGCGATCAGTAAGCCCCATATCTGATAAATCTTCATCGGTAAGGCTCTCATCCCACATCTCAAGGCCGTTAGCATTGCAGTAATCAGGCTTGATGTTGTTGTCATACTGAAAGGCGTCATAATCAGCCAGTGCGTCCATCAGGCGAACACCCTCTTCAACACTTGCCACTTCTACAATGAACGGCTTCATAGGTACTTGCGGGATATGCCAGACACGTAATTTCATATATCCTCCGTCAAAAAAATTGCCCTCACATTGGAGGGCAAAGAAGATTTCCAATAATCAGAACAAGTCGGCTCCTGTTTAGTTACGAGCGACATTGCTCCGTGTATTCACTCGTTGGAATGAATACACAGTGCTTATTCGTACTAATAAAACACCCAGTTTTCTGTTTCTTGGTTGTGTCCAAAGTTATATTCAATATCTGGTGTTGATGTATCAATATTCTTAATCCCATCAACAAGAGTTGATACAACAGCCAAATCTTGTTTGATTCTCATCAAATGGTATTTCTTCCGGCGCAATAAACTTTCAATGGCAAGTTTCTTCGTCGGGAACGCAAAAGATCTTTCTGCATTTTTTGCTACTTTCTTAATTGCATATCTATTTCTCCTTTGTTTCCATTCCTGTAACCACTGATTTGGTGCTGGTTTAAAATTAACAATCCAATGCGCAGGAACCAACCATGCATAATGCTCTGTCTGATGAAAAGCTATATATTGAAGTGCGCATATTTTTATCCCATCTTCTTCAACTGTCGCCTGGAATCTCCAGAAAACAGGCATTCCATCATGTTCAGTTTCTGATTCAGGAAAAGGTACGCTCCATGATTTTGTCATATCTCACCTCAAATAAGTGGTTTGCTGCGAAAATAAATCCGCTTAAGTTACCTGTTATTTATCCCACCAAGTTCCGGATCTATCTATCCAGTTACACCAATCATCGACACTCCATTTTGTTGTGTCGCATTTTGGCAACTGGCATGAATATCTACCTTCTTTGTAAAGTCGGCGTTTGACTTTCTTGAGCATGGCTCACCTCAATCGTAATAAGCTGGAATTGATTTTCCGCGTTGCTTCTGGCGGCCTGAACAAGTCACACCCATTTCACTGCGTGGCTTGCGGTAGTAAATACGGTTCTGTTTACGCTCGACTTCTTCTGCCTTCTTGCAGCGAAGGCTTCCGAGTGATGCTGCTTTATCTGCTCTGACGCAACCAGAGAGCTTTAGCGCAATTTTTCGTGCCAGTCGCTGCTCTTGCATTGCCTGTTCACGTTGATCCTGTCTGCGTGCTCTGCGGCGATTTCTGGCGTTATCGTCAGCCAGATATGTAATGACTACTGTCATGTTGACCTCCGATGATTGACTTTGGCGGTGACGCGCCGGGTGCTTATCTTCCGGTTGCCGTCGTGCAGCTGCACTTCACGTCACCCCAAAACCAACTACTCTTTGGTTCCCGCATTTCGGCGGGACAATCCCATCAATGTTAAAGAGCCTGCCAATATGTTCCGTTTGGCTACCAAACGTCCTGCTGATGGCTAAAGAATACTGTAGGTATTTTATTGTGTAAATACCCAAGGTATTTATTTTTGATGAAATAATGATAAGCAAATGAATACAAAGGATATTTATTTTTTCGGTGTCTGCTTGTTCAGTGCTTTTTATGCGGGATATGTGAAGTGGATCCCGATAGCTATTGCTGCCGGGATTATAGGTTAGTCAGCGAAGGTTAAGACGAGAATTACCTTAATGATATCTGCTACAACAGACACGGCCATAGATAAACCAAAGACAATCCAAGCCATATAGATGTCTTCACTACCATCGTATAGAGTTCCGTAATCACTGGTGTAAGGCGTAAATGTCGCGCCTTGATACAACAGGTATAAGCTTGAACCATAGAGGATAAATGCAGATATCCCTTGTATTGCTATGATCACTAGAATCATGAAACGAGCTGATCTATGCGCCCAAGCCTGGCTTATTTTTTCTGATAGAGATTTCGCAATAAAAGCATGCGCTAAGCCGTAAATTGTCGAGATTGCCAACATCCCAAAAAAGCTTGCTATAGCGGTTCCAACCATAATCGCCCCTTGCGTGATCAAACCAGCCTTAGTTTTGTCTCAATTGCAACGCCTATAATCTTGCAGTTTCCATTGATTGGCACGAGAGGCCATGCAGGATTAAGTCCCTTGAGGTATTTATTTCCGCCGTCGATTATCAGCTTCTTGAATGTTGCTTCGTTAGAGTCAGAAAGTTTTGCTATGACCAAGCTGCCGTTGATCGCCTCCCTTCCGGTATCGAAAAGAACGAATGTTCCCTCTGGAATGCTTAACCCAACCGGTGCCGTCATTGAATCACCTTCCACTTTAAGCCAGAACGCATTACCTTGAATATGCGCGTCAGACTCAAGCCAAACATCTATGTCTTTAATGGTGTATGGTTCGCATGCTTCACACCACGAGCCAGCCTGGATACTGCTTAACACCGGATACCTCTTTCCTGCTCTGTATTCCCCTGCATACCTTACGTTGGCATCGCTCTTAAGGCTTTCTGCCTGTTCTGCAACCTTGGCAGCAATTGACTGGCTAAAATCAGCAATTGAGACTTGCAACAGTCGTGCAAAACCAGATGCAACCTCAACGTTTAGCGCGTTTCTGCCATTAAGATAATGCCCTACCGCTCCTTGGGTGATACCCAGTTCATCCGCGATTGAGTATTGGGTTATCCCCAATTCTTTCTTTTTTGACTCATACAAAGCCTTAAGCCGCTTAGCGTCTTCGAGCTGTTCTGTCGTCAGTGATTTTTTATTTTCCATAGCTTAATTCTAATAGCTAAGGTACTTAAACTAAAAATACCCTGAGTATTGATTGCTTTGAATACCTGTAGTATTCTTTGTTCATGGTTAATAACGGAGAGTGCATATGATTCGAATGACACTTGCCGATTACGCCAAAATCCATGGACAGGCTAAAGCAGCCAGTGACTTTGGTGTAATCCAGTGCGCTATCAGCAAGGCCATTCTGGCAGGCCGTAACATTATGGTTACGGTAAAGCCTGATGGCAGTGTGATTGGAGAGGAGGTTCGTCCTTTCCCAAGCAACAAGAAAAACAAATAGTAACACCGCTCTTTAACAGTCATGGTCCTCATTCCCGCCGAAATGCGGGAATACAACGCGCATCAGTTGGTGCGCATAACTTCTTATTTGTTAAGGAAATACTTACATATGCAACTTACAAGTACTCGCAAGAAAGCGAATGCAATTACAAGCAACATCCTAAATCGAATTGCTGTACGTGGTCAGCGAAAGGTTGCTGATGCATTAGGGATCAATGAATCACAAATTTCGCGATGGAAAGACAGCTTTATCCCAAAGATGGCCATGCTTCTGGCTGTTCTTGAATGGGGAGTTGTTGATGATGAGATGGCGAGACTTGCTCAGCAGGTGGCATCGATTCTCACAAAAGAAAAACGCCCAGCTGTTGGTAGCAGTCTGGACGCTTAAGCACACTGTGTTACGCCAAGTAACAGGAGTAATTATGCCAGGACAAACCAAGCAAGTAAACACCGGCATAAAGGCCGGTGACAAGTTCGAAACCGTATATCCATTTATCTTCGTATGCACAGATTATCAGTCTTATGACGGCAACGTGCATACCGATGAGCGCTGGATTGGCGGTTGTCACAAAAATTATGAGCCAGCCGATTGTGGTTATGGTGATCAGTGTTTTTACACCGCTGATGCTGAAGGAAAGAGAATTCTTGAGGTTCTGGCAGTGGTGGAAATGCCAGGCAACTGGCAGCGCAGAATCATTTATTCGTGCCACCTCATAGAGCCTGAAGGCAAGGAGAGGAAAGGAAGGAAGGCTTACACAGTCACCGAATCAAGGTTTTTAAAAATGTCTACTGGTTACTTCGCTGATTACGAAGTAGAGGAGGCTTAATGACAAAACCACTCAGTCCTTACCAGGACAAAATTCACAAACACATACTACGTGATCGCTTCCTGTCCAGCTTCAAGCAGCCTGGTCGATTCCGGGCTGAGTTGGAAAAAGTGAAGCTGATGCAGAAGGAGAAAGGTCATGAGTAATCTTGCAACCGTAACACATTTAAGGCCTTCACAACGGCCTGTGGAGCGTCGTGTGGCAGAAGTTGAAGATGGTTATACCCGTCTTGCAAATGCCCTGTATGAAGAGCTTATCGGCGCAGATTTAACGAAAAATCAGAGCAAGGTTGCCCACGCCATATGCCGTAAAACATACGGCTACGGTAAAAAGATGGATCGCATCTCTGATAGTCAGTTAGCTCAAATTACCAGGCTGCCAAGACAGAAGGTAAACAAGGCCAAGAATGAGCTTATCGCGATGAAGGTTATCCTTCGCGAAGGCCAGCAAATCGGGCCTAACAAGAACATCGAGGAATGGCAAATAGAAGGGTGTCACTACTCTGGTGATAATGTCACTGCATTGGTGACAAAAAGTGTCACCAAAACGGTGACAGCGCTGTCACCAAAACAGGGACACACAAAAGAAACTATTACAAAAGAAAAAAGAAATAATAAAAACACTATGTCCGAAAGTGTTCGGACGGAGTGTGAAAAATCACATGACCGTCACGAAGAAACCGACAAGGCATTCGAGGAAATATTCTGGTGTGCAGGCATGCGGAAAGCCGGGAAGAAAAACGCAGCTTCGGCATTCAGAACACAGTTCAGGGAATGGCGTAAAACTACCAGGGGTACGGCAAGCGAGTTTGCCACGATGCTGGCAGAAGACATCGCATGCAGGAATGGTAAGCAGTTCGGATTCGACAGGTTGTTACCATCGAGCTACCTGAACGGTCAACGCTGGAACGACGAGAAGCCAGAAACTATTCAACCACAATCCAAACCATCATCCGCAATCACCGTATCGAAAACTGGCTACGTGTTTTTCGACAGGTGAACCATGAAATCAAAAATCAAATCGCTACTGGTCGCTGGTTATAACCACGGCTGGTTAAGTATTTCGTTTGTCGATTTCTGGTTTAAAAATCTCAATCTGAGGGAATCATGATGAGCCTTGAAGTTGGAGAATATATACCTGGTTATGAGGGTAAATACTCTGTAACCAAAGACGGTCGTGTTTATTCACATTTAAGAGGCAGGTTTTTGAATCCATCTCCGGATAACAAGGGTTATCTAAGAGTCACTTTGTGTTCCGATGGGATTCAGAAGACGTTAAAAGTTCATCGTCTTGTAGCTCAATTATTTATCCCAAATCCGTATTGCAAGCCAGAAGTAAATCATATCAACGGCGACAAATCGGATAACGCCATTTGGAACTTGGAATGGTGTACCTGCTCAGAGAATTTAAAACATGCTTTTAGCATCGGACTGAAAAGCGCAAAGGGAGTTTTTAATGGTAGGGCAAAACTATCTGAAACTGATGTGATTGATATCAGGAATTCTGTTGGTATGAAACTAAGCGAACTATCCACTAAATACGGAGTGAGTGAAATGCAAATTTCCACAATCCGCAGAGGAAACGCATGGAGGCACCTTTGAGTCCATCAGAACTTAGCGACCTGCTTTGGGCGCAGGTTGACAGGGTGGCTCCGCACCTGTTGCCAAACGGCAAGAAAGAGGGGCATGAGTGGGTTGCCGGTAACGTCAACGGTGACAAGGGAAACAGCCTTAAGGTCAACCTTAGCGGCAAGAAAAAATGGGCTGATTTCGCCGAGGGAGACGGCGGTGACATGCTTGATTTGTGGATGGCATGTCGTGGAATTAACCTGCATCAGGCTATGCAGGAAGCGAAAGCATTTCTCGGTATCAAGGATGACGATCACCATTTCGATGCCAAACGTGAGAAGAAATTCTCCAGACCTGATCGCAAGAAAATCGCCCGCTACGTTACCAGGACAGAATCCCATCTTGAGTACCTGCAATCGCGTGGCATATCGCCAGAAGTCGTAAAGCGCTACGAGGTTGTCAGCGGCAAGGTGTGGAATGGAGAACGAGAACTGGATGCTCTGGTGATTCCGTACAAACGCGATGGTGAGTTGTTGCAGGTCAAGCGAATCAGCACTGAGCGCTCGGACGGGAAGAAAGTCATTATGGCAGAAGGTGATTGCGAACCTTGTCTGTTCGGATGGCAGGCTCTGGACGCTGGCGTGAGGGCGGTTGTACTTTGCGAAGGCGAAATTGATTGTATGAGCTATGCGCAATACGGCATCTCGGCGTTATCCGTGCCGTTTGGTGGCGGGAAAGGCGCTAAGCAACAGTGGATTGAGTTTGAGTATCACAACCTCGACAGGTTTGAGGAAATATTCATCTCGATGGACGTTGATGATGTTGGTCGTGAAGCCGCAAGGGAAATCGCAAGCCGACTCGGTGAACATCGTTGCCGTCTTGTTACTCTGCCGTACAAGGACATCAACGAATGCCTGATGAACGGTGTTACCGAGGATGAAATCTGGCAGTACATCGGCACGGCATCCTACTTCGATCCTGAAGAACTCTACAGCGCGCGAGAGTTTTACCAGGACACTATCAACGCTTTCTACGGCAAGCAGCAGTATCTGTTTAATCCACCGTGGGAATCTCTGGCAGATAAATTCCAGTTCCGTGAGGCCGAGTTGACGCTGGTCAATGGTGTGAACGGTCACGGAAAAACGGAGGTTGTCGGGCATATGGCACTTGAGGCAATGCGTCAGGGGGTGAAGACGTGCATCGCGTCACTTGAGCTGAAGCCTGGTATTCTCCTTAAGCGCCTTACCCGTCAGGCAACGTGCTGCAAGATGCCGCCAGTGCTGGAAATTGACTCTGCATTTAAATTTTATGACGAAAGACTTTGGGTGTTTGGCCTGACCGGAACGGCGAAATCCGACAGGCTGATCGAAATATTCGACTACGCTCGCCGCCGATACGGGATCCAGTTATTCATCATCGACAGCCTGATGAAATGTGGCATAGGCGACGATGACTATAACGGGCAGAAGGCGTTTGTTGACTCGATTTGCGACTTCAAAAACAAAACAAACTCCCACGTCATTCTCGTTACTCACTCGCGAAAAGGAGACAGCGAAGAAAAACCAACCGGGAAAATGGACGTAAAAGGCTCTGGAGCGATAACAGACCTGACAGACAACCTTTTCATCATCTGGCGTAACAAGGCTCGCGAGAGAGCGTTACAGAGAGTTCAGAGTGGTGAAAAGATGTCAGAGAAGGACGAACAGCTACTGGCATCTCCGGCATCTGTTTTGATGCTTGAAAAACAACGTAACGGCGAAGGTTGGGAAGGTGGCGTCCCGTTGTTCCTTGACGAGCAATCGCACCAGTTCCTGCAACTTGAATCAGGATCGCCATATAGCTACATCGCCAATATGCCGAAATCGGAATATGACGAGGCGTGGCGACAGGAAAACGTGACGGAGTATTAAATGACCATCTACATCACTGAGCTAATAACAGGCCTGCAGGTAATCGCAGGCCTTTTTATTTGGGGGAGAGGGAAGTCATGAAAAAACTAACCTTTGAAATTCGATCTCCAGCACATCAGCAAAACGCTATTCACGCAGTACAGCAAATTCTTCCAGACCCAACCAAACCAATCGTAGTAACTATTCAGGAACGCAACCGCAGCATTCGGCAAAATGCACGCCTTCACGCGATGCTATCTGAAATAAGTAAGAAGGCTACATATCATGGAAAAGCAAGAAATATTGAGTTTTGGAAGGGGTTATTCGTTTCTGGTTGGCAGATTGCAACCAACCAGCACCCTGAGATTATATCAGGGTTAGAAGGTGAGCTAATAAACATCAGAGAGAGTACGGCGACTCTATCTGTAAAAAAAATATCCGAAATAATGGACTACATAGAAGCATATTGTGCCATGAACTCAATTCATCTTAGCGAATGGAGGAATTATGATTGAGGTTTGGGTAGATATCGAAGGAATTCCATTTTATCAGGTTAGCAATAAAGGAAATTTCAGGTCTATTACGAGGGAAATTACAGTAACATCAACCAGACAGAGGCCATATAAGAAAATAATTAATGGCACTAGCGTAAAACCATTCAAGTGCAAGTCGACAGGATATCTTCAAATAAAGGTATACGGTAAGAAATACAGCGCCCACAGGATAGTTGCGAAAGCATTCTGTACAGGGTTCTGTGATGGCTTGGTAGTTAATCACAAAAATGGGCAAAGAGATGACAATAGGGCTGAAAACCTTGAATGGGTATCTCATTCTGAAAACTCAAAGCACGGATATAAACAAAATGGAAGAATACCTATATCGCTAGGTAAATTTAGTGGTGATCATCCTGCCAGTAAAGCTGTTATTTCTACTGACATGAAAACTGGGGAGGAGGTTTATTATGAAGCAGCTATGGATGCTGTCAGAGAAGGATTTGATAGTTCGTCAATTAGTCGTTGCTGTAATGGCGAAAGCTCATATCACAAAGGAAGATTCTGGCGATTTGCAAATGAAACAATGAAAGCGAGATGGGGAGATCGGGCTGCATGACTATCAAATCAAATACGCCAGCACACGACAAGGACTGCTGGCAAACGCCGCTTTGGCTTTTTGATGCACTGGATATTGAGTTTGGATTCTGGCTGGATTCGGCAGCGAGCGACAAAAATGCTCTGTGTGCTCACTGGCTAACTGAGGCCGACGACGCACTCAATTCTGAGTGGGTAAGCCACGGTGCAATCTGGAATAACCCACCGTACAGCAATATCAGGCCGTGGGTGGAAAAAGCTGCTGAGCAGTGCATACAACAGCGACAGACGGTAGTTATGCTTGTGCCAGAGGATATGTCAGTCGGATGGTTCAGCAAGGCTCTGGAGAGTGTCGACGAAGTTCGCATTATCACTGATGGACGGATTAATTTTATCGAACCATCGACAGGGCTGGAGAAGAAGGGAAACAGCAAAGGCTCCATGCTGCTGATTTGGCGACCGTTCATCAGTCCTCGACGGATGTTTACTACCGTATCCAAAGCGGCATTGATGGCGATCGGGCAGGGCGTCAGGAGGGCGGCATGAGGCGACAGCGACGAAGTTTCACCGACATCATCTGCGAAAACTGCAAATACCTTCCAACGAAACGCTCCAGAAATAAACGCAAGCCAATCCCAAAAGAATCTGACGTAAAAACCTTCAATTACACAGCTCACCTGTGGGATATCCGGTGGCTAAGATATCGTGCGAGGAAATGACAATGGATTATTCACAGTTAAGTGATTTTGAAATTAACAGAATGGTAGGAGACATAATTTTTAAAGGCCTTTGGGCAAGTAAACCGGAAACATCAGGGAATAACACCAACAAATGGTATTACGGAAATGCTGATACAACTTTTGAGCCATTAAATCATTTGCCTGACTACTGCAATGATCCGAGCGCTTCATGGCCGATTATTGAGAAATACAGGATTTCTATCTTAGACCAGTTAACTGAATGGTGTGTGGATGCAAAAGGCGTAAGCCCAATATTTGATACCAGACCTCTCCGCGCCGCCATGATTGTCTTTCTCCTGATGCAGGAGGCCAATAATGCTTAGCCCATCTCAATCCCTTCAATACCTGAAAGGAAGCATAGAGCGGGCTTCAATGTGCACAGAGTGGATTCTATCTAGGTTTAGCGCATACAGAAGATTGCCGGTAAAGGGCATGCCAAGCAAGTCGATGCTGCATATGCAAAAGAATGCGCGCTGGAAGGTATGGCGAGAACACAGGTTATGTGGCTGAAAGAGGGGATTATTAAGGCGTGAATACCTACAGCATCACATTACCTTGGCCTCCGAGCAATAATCGCTATTACCGCCATAATCGCGGGCGCACGCACGTCAGCGCAGAGGGGCAGGCATACCGCGATAACGTCGCCCGAATCATTAAAAACGCAATGCTAGATATCGGCCTGGCTATGCCTGTGAAAATCCGCATTGAGTGCCACATGCCGGATCGCCGTCGCCGTGACCTGGATAATCTGCAAAAAGCCGCTTTTGACGCACTCACTAAAGCAGGTTTCTGGCTGGATGATGCTCAGGTCGTTGATTACCGCGTTGTGAAGATGCCTGTTACCAAAGGTGGGAGGCTGGAACTGACCATCACCGAAATGGGGAATGAATGATGTTTGAGTTTAATATGGCAGAACTTCTTCGCCACCGCTGGGGGCGTCTGCGCTTATATCGTTTCCCCGGTTCTGTTTTGACCGATTACCGAATACTGAAGAATTACGCCAAAACACTGACAGGAGCAGGAGTATGAAGTCAGAGATAACAATCAACTAATACTGTTTTGTTGATTTTTGCTTGTAATTGGCGTTCTGGTCTGATTTTGTGGAGTAAGTTGATGCGTGATATTCAGATGGTTCTGGATCGTTGGGGAGCATGGGCGGCGAGTGATAGTTCAGGAGTAGATTATTCTCCTATAGCTGCTGGGTTTAAAGGGCTTCTTCCCTATACAAGCAAAACACGTCAGGCTTGTTCAGATAGTGATGCATTAATTATTGAAGGTTGTCTTGCACGTCTAAAGCAAAAAAGACCTGATGAGCATTCGCTTCTTGTGGCACATTATTTATACAGAATATCCAAGCGTAAGATTGCAAAGGCGCGTGGAAAGGATGAGAAACTAATACGCATTGAGATACAGATGGCTGAGGGGTTTATTGATGGATGCCTTTCAATTCTGGATGTTAAACTTGAAATGGATTAG